CCAGAGGCAAGAGCCGCTTTTAGACGTCCAAGTTCTTCGTTCAAATAAAAATTAAACTCGGTGGCGTCGTCCGTAAAGGAGCCAATATATTTAGAAAGAAGTTCCTTCTGCTCATCAAGAAGGTTGTTATACTCGTTATTAAATCGGCTTACAAAGCTTTTGACAACCAGTTTAGAAACTCCTTTCTCTTGGGTTCGGTTATCATCCGGAGATGACAAGCGCTGTATTAATTTATTTTCCAGCATCACCTTTCGCTTCGGCTTCGTAGCATCAGCAAACACCTGGGAAATGGTTGCCAGATCTTTGTAGTTGGGTACAAAATTGGAGAATACCGATTTAGAGATTTCCTTGTTGATGGCGGAGATGGCTGCGCTTTGTTCGCTAAAGAGTTTCTTTTGATCTACTTTGCCATGCTGCTTGACCGTTTCCGTAACCAGCCGCTCCGCAAGGTTGCAAGGAAGCCCCTTCGTTTCTAGCAGTGTGCGGTAAAGATCAAGTTCTTGGCGCAATTGTGTATCCTTCTTAAAGTATTCTTTAATGATTCCAATTGCGACATTCCGCTTGTCTGTGTTTTTATTGACAGACTGTTTTACCACCTCTCTGATCAAGGTTTCATATATGAACATCGTGTTGCGTTTTTTGTTATGCTTAGCCATTATATTTGCTCCAAATTCTCAAAAAGCTTTTTAATATCTTCTTTGACCCCAAATATTTCTTTTTCTTCTCTCTCGTAATTAGTTGTTTTGTTTTCAAACATACCTTTACCTAGGCCCAGAATTTCTTTTGCACCGGGCGAGAGATTCATTCTTACCTGTCGAGAAGGCATTCGTGCCATCTCATGAGAACCCATCGCCGTAAATTGGCGTTTGCGGGCACCCATATCGCGTTTATCATATTTTTCGGGGCGATACACCTTTCCCTTCGACTTGTTGGTTGTGGTGTCGCCAGTTGCCTTATTCATATACTTTACAGTATCATCCCGTTTGCCAGCGCCGGGTTCAGGAGGAGTGGCGAGAAGCGGACTTTCGTCGCCTGCTGCGGCTTCCTCCCCTCCAAACTCTTCACCTCCAAGTTCTTCACCTCCAAGATCATCGGCACCTAAGTCTTCGCCCGTGTCCATGTCGAAATCTCCACCGCCTCCACCGCCTCCGCCGCCGGCGAAGCCTTCTTCGGCTGCTGCAACGCCTTCTAGCTGTTGCGCTACTTGCTTATCATAGAAAAGCTCACGTTGGTTGCGTAAGAAATCTTCGTCTGAAAGATCAAACAAGTTATTGGCAATCCAGCGCTTGCTGAAGAAACCTTCGGTAGCATTGCTTGCAATCTCAAATTTGGTTCTCCAGCTTTCCAATTCTTGGAGTTCTGAAATCTTCGATGGGTTGTTAAGCTTTAAGCTGAAAGAAAGAAGATCGTCGTTGCGGAAACCCAGGACATATAGGTGGATCACCGCTATCTTCTCAAGTTCGGTGATGAGAGAGCGCTGCAGTCTTTGAACGGTTCTTGCGAATCGAATGTCTTTTTGCGCTAATGCGCCTTTATCTTCCTCACCCCCTTCTCCGCGGATTAAATAAGACATTGGGATTTTCAAAGCTGCAAACATTTTCTCTCGTAGGTATTTTACATCGTCGATGTCTCCAGTAAAAGTACCCCCCGGTAAACTCTCAATCTTTGTTGAGACTCCGCCACGTTGGGGAATAAAATAATCTTCCTCAACGGACATTGGATTATATCTTAAGTCGACGCGACCGGTGTCAGCATCAACAACTTGGTTACGCTTCATTGACGTAATAAAACGCTGCATAAATTGTTCTACGTCTTGTGGTGGAATATTTCCGACATCCACATAAAAAACTCTTCGCTCTGGTGAGCGCACGATTCGGTAAGCCATCATGGCATCTTCCAGAAGAGTTAGCTGTCGCCAAATTCTTCTAGACGAGTCAAGAACAGATGTACCGTATGGCGCAAACTTGTCATTACCAAGAATGCGAAAGTGAGCCATTTGCCAATTCTCAAAGGTAACGCCGGCTGAGTTCCACTGAAACTGGATATAATTGGGGTTGTTTTTATCTTCCCCTTCCAGTCTTTCAATTTCGCGACTGGGTAGACCAATGACGTTCTTGATACCCATTTCCGCATCGATGTCCAAGTAGAGGTAAAAGTCTCCATACTTGCACATTGTTCGGGACCAACCAAACAAGTTAAATTCTAAATTTAATACTTTATAAAATAGTGTTTCTAATAACTGCTTGATCTCCTCGTCTGGACACTGGATCTTTAGCATTTTATTATATACATTAAAGGTGGTCATCTCATCTGCATATATATCTAACGCAGAGGCCAGTTCGGGGGTATACTCCATTTGATCGAAGTCTGAGTATCGCGTTAGCCGACTCTGGGCGTCCATTGTATAAGAGGAGTAATTATCGAGGGGATTATAGCCCAGTCGTTCGAACTTCTGCCCCGAAACGTCTTTAAACTGCCGCGCATACTTATCAAGGCGCCGGCGGCGTAGCTGCCGTGTGTTCTGAGATCTAAAGTTTACGATTGGCCCTGAAAACAACCGGGTAAGTCGCTTAAAGAGGGGTGAGTCGGGGTTGCGTGTCTTGTTACCGTCAGCCATATTTTATCCTTTTAAGATCCACATGTGGTCTTTCATTTTTTGCCGTTCATCGAAGGCTCTTTCTAACGTGCTTTGTTTGTGTTGTCCAGGCACTCTGGTGTCTAAGTGCGAATTACTTGTTATTATAGCATCTAGAAAAGCTTTTTTGTATGCTGTTTCTCTTTGATTTTCAATTATTGCAGTGTCGCGCACCCAGCAGCCGATAGCTGCTGCCATGATTAAATCGTCATTATAAGATCTCTGGGCTTCGGGTCTTCCATTTCTCCAAATAAAAGTGTCCAATTCGTTCGCGAGACGGCTAGAATAAATAGTTAACATTTTGTTTCTTATGAACTCTTCGAACTTTGCTATAATCAACGGACGCGTTTTATTAGAAGTGGTGAAGCCAGGAATTACGCTGGAGTTTCCTTCGGCAACATATTGGTCCACATATTCATGAGTCCCCTTCTTCGAGAAATAAATGTTATCGTATTCCTTTTCCCGCAGTTTTTCTAAGACGTGAAATCCTACCGAGTTATTTTCTACCACAAGGAGAGCTTTATTATATTCCCGCGCCGTGGTGTACAAGATTTCTGCAAACAAATCAGGGGCTGGTTTTCCTTTGTACTCACATACGATCTCTAGGGTTTCTAGTTTGAAAACGTGGAACGTGCTGAAGTCTTTCCCGTCTCCGCGAGATACGTCCGCGACGATCAAATAGTTATTTTCATTCTTTGGCTCTTCCCATATCCAAGTATTTCGGTCAAAGCCAACTTTGTGTGTGGGTTCTCGAATACTTTCTTTAATCCTCATAATATCATTGGGGTGAACAACTGTATCACCGGAGGTATTAAAATTACATTCATACTCCTGGGCGATTTGACGTCGGCTCATATTCTTCGTCTCAATCTCGAACCACTCACTATCGCGGTCAGGGTGGGCATCCCATGGAAGCCGTGTTGCCATAAACTCGTTTTGTCCCGCCTCTGCATTGGTGTATGTCTCATGAAACCAATCACCAACACCATTCGGTGTGGATATGGCGATGCAACGGCCACCTGTCGAGATTGTAGGATAGAGACCTGTCCACAGATCATCCAGACCTTCGATATGAGCAGCCTCGTCGATCACCAACAGAGAAAGAGCCTCAGAACGACCTGCGTCTCCGCTGGTGGAAGAAGCCTTGACTTGGCTCCCGTTTCCTAATTCAATGCTGTTTTTGTTGTCCACGGTGAGTTCAGAAATCTTCATCCACTGGGGGAGGTTTTTAAGGATGATCTTTACTTTACGAACAAGGTTGGCTGCGGTGGCCAGCTTGGTGGCTACAATCAGGACGTTCTTGTCCCGATGAAACAACACCAACCAAGCAATGTAAGCTGCGGTTATCGTTGAGATCCCCAACTGTCGAGCCTTAAGACATATGACGAAACGATGGAGCGCCATATTCTCCACCAGGTCGTCTTGAAAATCATAAGTCTTAAACGGAATGAGTCCCTTTCCAGGGTGAGGAATCTTACAATAATTGTTTATAAAGTAGATGGGTGTTTTGCCGCACTTGACTACCTCTTTGATAATCTGCTTTTTAGTTAGCTTGTACGACATTATTCACTTTTTTTGCGTTTGTCGTTCTTAGGTCTTGTGCCCAGACCCCCTTGTTCTAGAAAGTCTTTGAATCGCTTGTCAAGAGTGTCTTTTGAAGGCTCGCCAACCTCGATAACTCCTTTAAGATTTCCAATAGTGTAAACCTTTTCGCACTGTGCCCAGGTTCGCACCCGAGACATGTTTTGGAGAAGAATACGGACAGGGCCGTCATCTTTTAAGGTTAAGGTTTCTTTAGTGATGCTCTTGTACTCTCGCTTCAGAAACTTGATAATATCGGCATAGATATCTTCCATTTCTTGGTCAATTTTAGTATTGTGGACATCTCTCATTGGAAGTTCCGTTTGATAGGAAACAATAAGCTTGGGTCCCAGAATGCGCACTTTAAACCCGTCCATTACTCTAGAGTCGGTAATTGGATTGCCTTCTTCTCGTCGTAGACCAATCTTAATTGCCTTATCATCAGCATTATAGCCGGCAATTTGTGTGCCGTCGTAGGCATTTGCTGCCGCTTGATTGATTCCCTTTATTATATCATATACACTAGCCATCAGTTTGCTCCTTATTTGGTCGCCAGCCATTTAGCCATCGTTCTTCGCGATTTTCTACCCACTGTACATAACAATCGAAACAACAATCAAATTTATTCATGTACAGGTCGTCTCTTATCTCAAAAGAAAACGTTCCGCAAGTGGGGCATTTTCTTTTATTTTTCCTAGTAATTAGATTTTTAGATACTAAAAAACCATCTTCTTCGATTTTCTCTGAGTCTTCAAGTGATTTTCTTTTCCTATTATAAAATTCTTTAGACTGTTTAAGATACTCTGCCTCTTTTTCGTCGTCCCACAGGGACCGCGGATTCGCGACAGTCTCATCGCCAAACTTTTTTGCGATGGCTTTCTCAATCGAAGCTATTTTGTTTAAATCAGACATCTTCACCTCTTCTACCCCGCGTGATAAGTGCAAGCGATTAACTTAGTGGCGCCAGATTCAGAGGACCAATCAACACTCTCAGCCGCCTTAGCAACAGTGTAACTATGCATCAGATCGTCATCCTGCTTCATGCCATGGCCCTGAGTATCGGACGAACAAATAAAATCACCAATCTCTATGTTGCCCCCTTCGTTACAAACAAGTACGTGTCCGTCTCCAAGCGCAAATATTTGGTGGTCGTTAGGGCTCTCTAGTTCATCCGGATCCATATTTTCAGAATATACTCCAAGCACTGCTTTGTCTTTCGCAGAAGTCGTGGGCGCCACGACATATTTAACCTGCTTATGACGATCTCCCGTGGAGGTGGAAACAATTTTTATTACAGTTCCATAATCATATGAGTTTTGACCCACCGTGTAATCTGATGGAATAACAGATGCCTCATGAGCGCCGGTAAACGTAGCATAAGTAACGGTGCCACCGGACCAGCTAATATAACCTGCTTCTGTGTCGCCGTCGCCATCATAAAAGCGTACGCCGCGTGTGGCTGTGCCATCGTAGGTCCCTGCCATAATGACCATACCATAGCGGTATTGGTTGTCGCCGTCGTTATGGAGTGTGAGAGCCGCCTGTGCATACCCATCCGTTTTCAACTTGGTTTGACCACCATCTACTGAAAAACGCCAAACCGAGCTTGCCGGGCTAGTGCCAATACCCACGCCACCGTGGGAATCAATAACCATGCGAACATCAGAATCGGTTTTAAAAGTTAAATTATCGTTAATGTAATCGTTGTAAACAATCCACTTTCTTGTGCCGTTCTCATACAATTCAACGCCGGGGTTGCTGTGAGTGTCGGCATCGATTTTAATTCGGGGGTCGCCTCCAACAACTGTCAGGTCGCCTTCAATCAAAGCGTCACCATCAACCGCAAATTTGTGAGAGCCCGGTGCATAATTGGAGCCAACGGAAAAATAGCCGTTTGTATCTAGCTGCATTCTAGTGGCAGAAGCGTACCTGAAAGTCATGTTTGTGCCTGCCGACGTATTAATATCGGTTTGCCCG